TTGTGTTGTGGCAGATTATGGGCGAGGGGGCAGATAGTGAACGGTGATAGTGGTACGCGCGTCGATAGTGAGATATCGGCGGCTTGGAAGTGGTACGGGGACGGCGGCCACGCGTGGCTATCTGTACCTGGTGAACACCTGGCGCGCGTCGGTGCGCTTGATTCCATTTCTACGTTTTCCTATGTTGAACCGGATACCGGGCGCGTCTATTTAGAGGAAGATTGCGACGTCTACGAATTTCTGCAACATTTAGCGGACTTTTGCGGGGTTGGCGGCAGCTTGCGCGAAATTGGTGACCATTTTTTGCGGTCTGTTCCGTTCGTTGATTGCGGTAGTCGTGCGGCGTTGCGGGACTTCCCTAGCTTCACGCCGGGTTGGGTTCGTGCGTTGCGTGGTTCGGCTGCGTGGGCGGGTGATAGTGACGGATAGATAGTGAACGCGCGTCGATAGTGGCGTGTGTGGTAGCTGTTCGGCCTTGTTGGTGGCCTTTGGTGGGTTCGATTCCTGCGGGCAGCACTCCGGCAGTGTGGTGCTGTTGGTCAACTAGATAGGGGAAATTATGACAGTGACAGAAATAGACTCGGGCGCGCGCGCGTGGGTCGGTTGTTTAGGTTGCTACAACGGCGGGCGGTTGCGCGGTTGGTGGTTAGATTGTGACGGTATCGCGGAACTACCGGACCGTTGTAGCGTGTGCGGCTCGGATGAATGGTGGGTGATGGATCACGAACTAGGCAATGGGTTCGGCGAAATGTCTCCGGCGGAATTTGTTGAGATTGTGGAACGTTGGCAGCAGCTTGACGAATTGGACGCATCCGGCAGATATTCGGCACCATTGGCGGCGGTGTTGGCGTATTGGGATAATGCCGGGTGGCAGTACGCGCCGAAAGACTCTCACGACATCTTCCGGGGTCCGTCTGACTGTTATGTGTTTACTTGTAATCAGAATGACGACACTCATTTGGGCTATGCGTGGGCAGATTTTGAGGAAGAAACCGGTGGGTGGCGTGAAGATTCTCTCCCGGACTGGGTACGCATAGATTGGGAGAGCGTAGGGCGCGACATTCGGCACACCATGAACGTGTGCGAGATTCGTGGCGGCGGTCTGGCGGTGTTCTCTCATGGGTGAAACATTGACAGTACAAGAACACGGTGAGGAGCTTTGCGCCGAACATGGGCATGAGATCCCTACCGGCTTAGAATTTGGCTATTCGTGGTTAGGTGGTAACTATCGGGCCATCTGTACCGGGTGCGGCATGGTGTTTCTGTTGTGGGAGTGCGTGTGCGAGCTCGTTTGTCGTAGGTGCGAACAATGACGGCGGGCGCGTTTGTTGTGCTTGTTGAACCTCGCCCGGTGTCGTTGTGGTCTGTGACCGGGTGGCCCGTTGTGCTGCCTATCGTTGGGGCGTTGTTGTTGGCGTACTGGTTGCGTTAGTCAAGGCGTAGGGCCGCGTCGCTGCTTTGGTGGTGGCGCGGCTTTTGCGCGTGTGGGGTTCGACCAGGACGCGAGCACCAGGACGCGAGCACCAGGACGCGCAGCCGGTTGTGATAGTGGTGCGAGATAGTGAACGCGCGTCGATAGTGGCGGCCAGTGTTGGAGCTGCCGAAACCGGCTAGTTATCCACAAGTTATCCACAAGAAATCAACTTTACATAACTATTATTCGCGAGCTGCCAGCCGGCCTGTGGATATCCTGTGGATAAAGTGCGAAATCGAACGTATGTTCGACGAACGTATGTTCTGTTTTTGGGCGTTCGCCACGCTCAATACCGCCACGCTCAATACCGCCACGCTCACCAAACTCGGATGACGATTATGCAAGGGTCATCGCCGTCGTTGAATTGTTCGTCCTCTTCTTCGGTCATTCTGGTGCCATCATGTGTTTGGCAATGTGGGTCTGAGATCCATCCTTCGAGCTGTCCGTGTTCGAGCCATTCTTCAAATGTCATTTTTTCTCCGTGTCTTCAAGTCCGCTGATTGTTCGTTTCTTGGGGCCTGGTGTTTTGTTGGCGGGGTTTAGTTTGCGACGTAACAGCCGTCGTTGTCGTGGTGTGTAACCACCGTAGATCCCGAATTGGTCTTGGTTGATGGGGAAAGATAACGCAAAGTCTAGGCATTGTTGTTGTACGTCACAGTTTTGGCAGAGTTCTTTGCCGTGTCTGCCGAGGTAGCTTTTTCCTTCTGGTGGATGAAACCAGTCTGGGTTTGTGCCTTTGCAGTTGGCGCGTTTCATCCATGCGTGTTTCATTAGTCTTGGAATCCTCGACGTTGGCGTTCTTTGTGGCGTTCTATGGCGGTGAGTCCTCCCCAGATGCCTGCGAGTAGTCGTTGGGGGAATTGTAGGGCGTATTCTTGGCAGTCTTTGATGACGGGGCATGTTTTGCAGATTGCTCGTGCTTCGTTTGTTCGTTGTTTGGTTGCGCCTCGTTCTAGGAAGAATGTTGTGGTGTCGAGTCCTTTGCAGGCTGCTTTGCTGCGCCATTGGGTTTCTTGGGGGCTGAATGTTGGTGCTTTTGGTAGCAGGTAGATGTCTTGGTTGTTTGGGTCGGTCATTGTTCTGTGGTTTCGTCAATGATTTCGTCGTCGTCAATGATTTTGAGGGCTGCTGCGACTCGTGATTGTAGGCCGAGAGGCAGGCTTGCCCAGTATTGGGGGCGTTCTGATTCTATGATGGCGTACACGGCGTTGAGTAGTGATCGGGTGTGCCTGTGGTCGGCACATTCTTCGTTGTAGAGGTCTTCCATTTCTTCAAGTAGTAGTTCGGTCATCAACATGCGTTGGAAGAGTTCTTTTTTGTTTTGTGTCATGTGCAATGTTTGTAAGGGTTTCCGAGGCTCATGTACCAGGGTTGCGCCCAACATCCGTAATGTGTTTCGGCGTATTCGGCTAACCAAAGTGCAGCTTCTAGGTTTGTGTACGGGTCAAATAGTTGTTCTGGTTCGGTTGCTATCTGTTCTGATGCCAGCCATTCGTGGTGTGCTGACCATTGGATTTGGGTTACACCGTAAGCTCCGGTTCCTACCGCTGTCAAATCGCCTCGGCTTTCGTGGAAGATGATGAGGTCGAGGACAGGTAGACGGTCTGGCGGCCATCCTGTTTCGATGGCTGTTTCCCACAGTTCTGGGTATCGAGCTGCGTCAATTCCGGGGACAGGCTCAGTTGTCGTTGTAGTGGTGGGAGCCATCGTTGTTGTGGTTGTCGTGTTGCTCGCCTTAGAACGCAATCTAGGGGGGTCTGAAGCGATTGTAGAGGTAGGGGGAGCCACCTCTGTTGGGGCTTCAGTAGTTGCGTTGTACCCAAGCACGGATATGACAAGGAACACTACCCAAGAAATAATTTTCATGGCAGACTCCGGTCAGTATCCGGCTTCTTTAAGTAGACGGGCGAGGTCTTCGAGTCGCATGACGGCGTACTGGTCGCCTGCGTCACCTTTTCCTCGACGTTTTGCTACAACGATGCCATAATCAGCAGAAGCATTAGCACGTTCCACGCTAGCTTCTTCCAGCCACTCCGAGAACGAGAGCGTTTTATGGTTTTTACATTCCCACACCAACCCTGGTGTGCCGGTGATGTCTCCGAGGTCATGGGTTCCTGCTAACGCTCTTCGTTCGGCGTGAGGGAACCCGTGTTCGGCAAGCCAGCGGACAACGAGTGTCTCAAAGGCTGTGCCTTTCTGTTTGTTGCGGCTCATCTACTTCCTCCATCGTTTTGCGTCGCTTCCCTGCCCCGCACGAGTGCATTGGGGCTGACAGCAACGGTCGATATGTGGTGAGCGTTTGACCGCATGTGCGGCACCACCAGTTTACCTTTTTTACGGGTCTTGCCATGTCAGAAGGCTTTCAGTAGCCGTTCGTCGCGTGTTTCGTTCTCGATCTCTGTGCTGCTGCGAGATGTGCGGCCTGTTGACAGCAGGCGGTACACAACGAGTCGTGCGTTGAACTGGTTGACCCCAGATTTACGCATGTCTGCGTATGATTGGCGTACCCGCCCCATGTTTAACGGCAGAACAGTCATGTATGGCGATCTGTTACCACAGGATCTTTTGTTGAGCATATAAATTTTGTTCATGGTTTCCTTTATGGTTCTTGTTTAGAACGGTTCTTCGTCTGGTAGCTGCGGTTCTGTCGCCGGTGCTTCGATGCGTTCAATGCCGCCGAACCGGATAGATAAAGAAATATCGTCAGCCAACACCTGCATCCGGGTTACTTCTACACCTTCTTTGTTGGTGTAAGTATCCTCGGTCAGTTTGCCTTCAACAACAACACGGGTGCCTTTAGCGAGCGACACTGCTGCGTGTTCTGCAAGGTCACCGAACGCTGTGATTGAGTGCCAGATCGTTTTCTTTTTGTCGTCACGACCGCTTGTGTCGGCAACACTGAACTTCAGGATTGCCATAGCGTTCTGCGAGTATTTAAGTTCGGGTTCACGGCCTACGTTGCCGCTGATTTGGATACGGTTCATTTTGCTATTAGCTCCTTGAATGATGAACGCAGCCGGTCGAGGTCTGCGAGTGTTGCGTTGTCGATGTCTGCTACGTCTGCGTGGCGTGCAACTTCGGTGTGGTCAAGTCCTGCTCCTTTGCAGGCGTTCAGAAAGTTTTTGATTGTTTGCTCGTCTGCTTTCTCGTCATATGCAATCGGTTTAGTTGGCATCGCCTGTGGCTTTTTTGCTGGAGCTTTCTTTTTCGGTGCAGGTGCTGAATCGTCAGCCCATTCTTCTTTGGACCACAACGACAGTGCAATACCGAAACGCATCGCCCCGTTGCGAATAAAGTCGGACACTAACTCTTTCAACAAATCTTGTTTGTTGTGTGGTGCGCTACCGATAGCCAGCCTGGTGTGGCCGAGCAACGTCATCGCTCCAGCCATGTGTGCCATGCCGTTCTCGACACGGTACGAAGGCAAACCGTCGTCGTCAATCTTCAACGGTTTCCATTCCCACAGCGGGTCAACTTCTGTCAGGATGCGGGTGATCTCGGCGTGACCCACATAGTCCAACTTGATGTTGCCTCGCGGGAGCTGCCCCACAATCTTTGGGTCAGGTACAGCGTACTTGTCTAAAACGAGACGCAGACGGTCAGCATTAGCTTCTTCACTCATTGGTTTCCTTTCACAAACCTCAACACTCGGAACGTGCTAGAGGTCTTGTACTCATCATATAGCTCTGGATGTTCTGACGCAAATCTTTTCTGGTCGAACCCTGAACGTGACTGCTGTTTCCAAGTTACCGCTGTTGCGCCCCCCACAGTTCCGGCTGTTGCCCCGTCCAACAATGTGGCAAGTTCTGCTTTCAGCTCGTCTTCTCGCTCGGTAAGTCCTTTCTTCTCTGCCTGCACCGACATCAACTGCACCAACAACTGTTGATGCTGGTCAAGGTTTACTGCTTTATCGTTCACACGGGCATTACGAGACAGATCCTCATAGGTATGTTCCCATTCAGGAAGAATCAGACCAACAGCAAGATGACGACAGAAATCTGCGACACGTTCAACGTGCTTACCCTTCTCATCTGACGACACATGCTGCACATAGATATGCAAATCGAGAGAAGCATCAAACACACCCCACACAACTTCCTCCACATCAGCACACGTCGCTTGATGGACACCTTGCCAATACCAGTACGCCGGTAAAGGGCCGTAGCCTTCAAGGTCTGCGTCTGCATCAAAATGTTTGCCGTATGTTTTGATTTCAACAACTTTGTCTGGTGATGTTTCGTCACCGATCACGCCGTCAAGTGTCGCGACCATCACCGCACCGTTCGATGACATCGTGTACATCAGTTCGGGTGTGGCGATCTGTTCACCGAGTTCGTCCGCAACCCATTCAAGGATGACTGGCTCCAGGCGGGTGCCTCGTTCCATCGCACGGTTCTGCTCTGTGACCGGCGGTTCAGGCAACAACTTTTCTGCTGCAAGCGCATACTTTGTTTTGAAACGATGCTCGCCATGCACGGCTGCCGCATCTGAAGCTGACACGACCGGCCAGCCAGTTTCGTCACGATGCCTAAGTTTCAGCCATTCGATTGAGCCATGCTCAGGTTTAGCGATAGTGGTTCGTTGCATTGGTTTCCTCCTGTTGTGTACAACACGAACAGTTATATCAGGAGGGTGTCACAAAATCAATTACGCTATGTCTTCGTGATGCCAGTTCACCGGCAGATGAATTACTAAACTGTAAATTGATACAACGTTTTCCATTGGGATGTGTGTCACATCAGAAGTTAGTTCAGGGTTTTCGGGGTCAGGCATTACCGTTCCGCACAAAGTTAGATGCCCTTCTAAACATTTCGGCCAAACCCATCCTGATGACAATGCCAAAGTTTCTTTACCTTTATACGATTCGACATCAACCCAAGTGTCTGGTGCTGAAGAAGTGTCACGCCACTGGACTACAACCAACGCCCAAGTGTTGTCTGAAGGATCATAAATTTCTTCGCTCATTCGTCCTCGCCATCGTACGGTTCACCATGTTTATCACATTCACGGCATCGACGGCCCGAAGACGAAGGCCAAACCTCACCGCAATCACGGCAAGCCAACAACATTACTTTTTGCCTCTGTTACGCGCCCGATTAGTTGACGGGTTTTCTCTCACAATCCGTCCACTTTTTGTGTGCGAACCATCCGGCCCACCTTTACCGGCAATACCCTGCTCACGTCGCCATTGAGACAACTCGGAACGTTTTTTGCGTTGCTCTGGGCGGGCATTAACTTTCTTATCGGTCGCAGCTTTCTTACGGCGAGCCTCAGGGTTCTCCCTGTAATACTTCGCTGACTTCTTCGGATTCTTTACCTTTGGTGGTGCCATCTACACAGTGTACAACTTGCCACGGAACCATGCCTGCCCATCATGGATAGCGACCTGCTCATAAAAGAAATTGCCGTCACCAGGTTGGAACGTCACAACACCGTAACCCTGCTGCCAATCCTCAACAACAGTTAACGGTCGCCCGTCAAGATCAAGCCCGCCGCGCGTCGAAGGGACCGCTCCGTCCGTGCGGGCAAGGGTTCCAGGCGATGCCGCAAGTATCGTTTTGGCACCATCCCAATCTTGCCTCGTTTTTTCTGCCCATTCTCTGCGGTGGATATGCCCGTAGAGAACCGAGGACTTTGAGTCACCGTTGAAGTAGGCGTGTGCCGTCGAACCGTTAGATCTGACTTTGTTCCCGTGAATAACTTTGATGCGCTGGTTGATCCAATAAGAGGATGCCGGATAACCAGCCAGATAACTAATGTCAGCGTCGTCAAACCTGCATAAAAAAGGAACGCTAAGAACAGGA